TCTCGAAGTGCTACACTATGACTAAGTCCTGTTAATGTTCCGACTAAGTCTGATGATATATTATCTTTAGTTGCCATACTGTTATTTACCTTATAAGAAGCCAATTGGCATAGGCTTAATTGCTTCTTCTGTGTCACTATTTATAAGATATTCGTAAGTAGGTTGATCCCATGCCATTACAACCTCAATAATCCTTAGTGCTAATATCGTAGACATAACTAAATCGTCTGTTTCTCCTTCTTTAGCACAGAAACTAGAGCCTCTAGCAATAAAATTCTTCATTTCTCTTAATAAATTATGACTTCTTACAGTCATTTTATCACCTTCAATATAACTCTTTAAACGCATACAAGATGTAATCTTGCTTTTATGCGTGGTATTAAATCCTCTTCTTCCTTTAGTTTGTCCGGGCTTTCTTACTTCTTGTACAAAGTTTCCTGGAATATTTTCTTCGCCAAATTCTTTAATTGAAACTAATGCCGCTTCTCCAATACTATTATTTTCTACTGACCAATATAATTCTGCTTCTGGAGATTCGCTTTCTAACCAACGCAACATACTAACAAGTTGTCTTAATTGGCCTTGTATATCTGTCTTATTATGTTGCCATTCTGCTATTTGTACAACGTCAGGTAAACGATATATCTCAATAGCGGCCATATCTCCGCCTGTTCCTAAAGAAGGATCCCATCCTATCACAAATGCTGTTGCATTAGGATTTTCGTAAACACGAACCTGTCCTAAGTTAAACTTTGCATCTTGACTTTTCATGTTTACTAGTTTTAGAGGACTAATTAATGTTTCATCTGCAATAATAAATTCACATTCGTGTTCTCTTCTAAATCGTTCTTCTCCAATTTTTGCACGTTCTTCTGTTGCCCAGTCTTTGTCACGTTCTGGATGTCTTTCCCATGAAAACTGTATATTTGCAAATCCGTTTAGTCCTAGTGTAGGATCAGCATTAGGATTTCCAAACTCGTCGATTTTCTTTTCTGCTTCTTTCCATATGCGAGCAAATTGATCGTCATCTTGGTTTGGTGTACTTGTAATAATACATTTACCACCAGTTGCTAGAGTAGGTGATATAGAGGTCCAAAATTCAGTTGCAATCCTAGGCTTAACAAAGGCAAACTCATCAGCATATAGTAAAGATATAGACATACCACGTCCGGTATTGTCTGTAGTCGTTGCTGACATTATACGACTGCCGTTATCAAAGTCAATGCTTCCTTTGTTATAACTAGTTGCACCTGCTTTTAAAAAGTCTGGAAGTGTTTCGTATGTATAACGAACTCTTTGCATGATTTCTTGAGCACCTGCAAATTTATGTGCCGCAATAAGAATAGTACTGTCAGCAACAAATAAAGCTCTCCATACTAGATATGCCGCCGCACAGGCTGTCTTGCCCATTTGACGTCCTAGCATATTAATACTATATCTATTTTCGTGATAACATTTTAGTAGTTCGCGTTGATAACGATAAAGTTTAAAAGGTATTTTGCCTCTAACTGCATGTTGTACCCAACAATGAGTATCAATAAAATATATTGGATCGTTTGCACAAAGGGAGAGTTCACGGATTTGTTCGTCCGTGAATCTCTCTAATTGATAAGGCGATTTAACAAAACTAAAATTAGGTCTGTTTGCCATTAGCTACTCCTACTTCTTAGCTTTTTTAGTCTTTTTTCCCATAATTCCTTCTGCTACAAACTTTCGGTATTCGCCTAAAGCTGTCTCAAAAGATTCTTCAACATCTTTACTATGCATACTCATTGGATTTTCTCCCTGTCCGTCTGCACGGTTAATGTATTCTGGCTTACCAGCACCCTTACCTGCTTCACTTGGCAATTTGTCAAATTCAGTTGGCTCATCATAGCTAGTACCTTCTGGTGAATTTGCTAACTTAGACTCGTCTAGTTCGCCCATTCCAGATAGTTTTAACAATCTATTCATATCGTTAACATCAATTTCTGAACCTTGGTACTTTGTAATAAGGTCTGTTGTTGAAACTGCTTCTGCTACTGGATTTCTCATACCTGATAATTCAGCAATACGATCCACTTGAGGATCTAAACTATCTTGTATAGGTGATTTCATACTAGCAATAGCATCAACTGCTTGTTTGATTTCTTCATCATCCATATCAACATGTGGTAACATTTCTAGCATTTGTCTTACTTTTGGGTGGTTCATTAATTGTTCGTCATTATTATCAAGTTCGTCAGTAAACTCATACTGAGTACTATCACTAAAATAATAATCTGATTGTTGAACATACTTTGCTTGTTGAATAGCATCGTCAATGAATTCATCTGCCTTAGCTTCTAGTTCGGAATGGTATCCTTCTTTCATTTTTTGGTCTCCTTCAATTGCTTCTTTTGGAAGATTTTCATCATCCATGTACCTTGGATCGTCATCATCAACAGGACCATCTGCTGGCATTTCATGATTTCTACGGAAGTCTGCTACAAAGTCTTTTATAGTATCTCCGTCTAAATAGCGAATTAACTCGTCTAATACTGGATTAATATCACATTCCATTTCATCACATAAATCTAATATAGGATCTGCAAATTCTCCAACTGCTTCTTTATAGTTTTTCTTTTTACCATACTTGCCTTCTGATTTAACTTCTTTATCCCAGGCTTGTTGGATTGACTCTTCAACTGATTCTTCAATCCAATGTTTACCATTTGGATCATTGCAATCATGTCCGCAGTCTGTAGTAGGCTTATAAATTTCATCTCCACAATCACAACATGTCTTTGCTTCGCTAACTTGTTGCTCAGATTCTGTCTTCTTTTTGTCGCCTTTAACTTTATGTGTTTTACCGTCAACTTCAAACTCGTCTTCTCCGGCATCAATAGCATCTTGACGTTTACCTGAGTATTCATTTCCTTCTGATGCACAGGCACCCATTAGTGGTGATTCTTCTTCGTCATCTGCTGGAATTACCATAGGTAAGTCGTCACCCATTTCTGCATCTGCTGGCATCTCATCTGAAGGCTCAGATGGTGCATCGTTAACTTCAACACCTGCTAATTTCAGCATGTTTGCAATCATTTCTGCTTGACCAGAAGGTACTTTAATTTCAGTTGGAGTATTAACTGTTAATGTAGTTTCCTCTCCGCCTTCTTGTACTTCTGCTTTTGCTTCTGGGTTTAAAGTATCCCAGGCTTCTTCGATACCTTCTTTAGTAACTCTAATTCCTTCCTGCACAACATCAGTATTTGGAGTTTCACTATCGACAGTTAATACTGCATCAGCAGGAGTATAACTATTAATTGCTAGTAATACATTTTTAATGTCATCATTATTATTTGCCATTAGTTCGCTCCTTTATTTGCTTTGGTTAGTGGACTATCAGAAACTGTCTTGTCGTTTAGGATTGGCCCTGATGTAGTAGCATCAGATTCTTTTGATAATACTACTTTTCTGCTATCATCTTTTGATGCAGAATCAACAAGTTCAGCAACATATTCGTCACCTGCTACGTCTTTAGCAGAAACTTCATTTGCTTCTTTGTCTTGATAATCTGTCCCTGTAATTGCTTCGTACTCTTCGTCTGACTCTTCCATTGCTTTTTGAGTTTGCTTTTCTAATGGCTCGTCAGTACCAAATGCTTTTAAAGTACCTTCTGGCACTCTAAGAAGCTCTCTGAGTTCTGCTTCTAGCATAACAGGCTGTATTGGTAGTCTTGTAGTAACATCCATTACACAAACCTCGTGACCTCCGTAGTTTGGAAAGTCAGCTGGTATTGCTTGTAACATAAGTTTTTCAGGTCTTCCGACTTCAAGAGCATCATACTTTTTCATGTGTCTTTCTAAAGTCTCGAGCTGTTTCTCGCTAGGCGAAAAAACCATTTTTACACGGTATTTGTGTTCACGTTGTAACTGGTTAATATATTCTAATAAAGTGGGCATAATTATATCTCCTCATACTCTTATTTATTCTGACCCACGCGATTTAGTATGGCTTGCACTAAGTCATTTCTACTGGCTAGAGTAGTTGAGTCTGCGTCTATGATATTTGTATCATCATTATCGCCAGATTGATCTAATTTTGCTTTTCGTAGTTGCAATTCCACCATCTTAAGTTTCTTTTCTAACTTAGATACTTTTGCATCAACGGATACTTTTAATAAAGAAGCGGCTACTTCAAATACTTTTCCAGCATTTCTATCATCAACATTAAAGCCTAAATCCATCAATCTATCACTCTGACCTTCTGCTTTATTTGCAAGGTTATCTAATTCTCTTTCAGCACCAGCCATATCTGTAACAGTTGGTAAAGCCGTATCTATACGGCTAGCCATATCTATTACTGCCTGAGCAGTCCTTATTTCGTCTGCTATTACGGGCTCGATATTGACTTCTGCGTCAATTGTGTTGTTTAGCTCGGCATTATCGTTTTCATCATCACTTTCGGGAGAAAATCCAAATACCTCTTCTAATTTCTTAGTCATGTATATACTTATGATATTAAGACCATACGAGTGTTCACTTTGAACCAAAAATTAGATTATTTACGGCGTGTTCTGTTAGGACTAGCCTTATTAAAGAGGTCTTCTTCGGTTATAATACGAAAATGACAGCCCATTCCTTTACACCAGGCTTTAGCGGCCTCCCACTTAGCCATATTAAGCACCACTGATGCTTTTTCTTTCTGGCTACGAGCTACTTCTAAAGTAACTTGAGCTCTAGGCTTTACCTCAATTAATTCTGCTCTGCGTTGATTGTTTTTTCCTAAATAAGTTATTAGAAAGTCCGGAACATAAGTTGTTTGCTTTCCAGTAAAAGGATTTTTATAAGGTATTCTAACTACTTCACTACCCCAAGATATAATATTAGGATTGTTATCACAAAATCTCATAAAAGTTAACTCCCAACCACTTCTATATGTTGGTGCTCCTTTACCTGTATATTTTCCTGGATTAAGAACTGAGTAAGTTCCTTTTTTAAAATTATTGGCCATTGTTATGTACCAGCTTCAGTTAGTAACAGCTCCTCTTCTGAACTTTGTGTAGTAAGTATATCTCCGCCTTCAGTTGAATAAACATAAACATAATTATTAACACGAAATTCTCTTAGTACAATAGGAGGAATATTAAGAGGTTGTTTTAAGTTATAAGAAATACCATCTGGATTGTTATTAGCATTAATGTTATCTAAGATACTCTGAGTAACTACTAATTTTCCAGTTTTAGTTGCTTGTGTAATTACATTATTAAAATCAAGGCTTAAATCAATACTTGCTTTCCATAAACTTTGAACAACATTTTCTGCTGGCGTTCGTCCTACACCTAAATTTAAAACTTTTTGTACTGCTTGGTCAAATTGTACTTGTGGTATAATATCACTCATTATAGTTGTCCTAATGATCGAGCTCGTGTTGTTCTAAGTATATTGTCTTTCTTTTGAATATTTTCTCTCAAACTTTTGTTCTGAGACGAATTAATTTGTTGTAATGCTTTCTTTGAATCAGGACTTAATTTATTTCTTTGAGCTTCTAATACTCCGGCTCCTAGCTTATCGTCTTGCATTCTCACAATTCTAGCAACATCTGCGGCTTCAGACGGTGAAAGAGATCTTCTAGTTTTTCTATTAACTGCCTGAAGAATTTGTTTTCCGTTTGAATTATCAAGGCGTTTTAAAAGTACTTCTTCTGCGTTTGCAGAAGGATCTAAATCTATTTTATTAACTGCTTGACTAGCTTTAATTTTATCTTTTTTAGCATCTATTATTTCTTTAGATTCTTGTCCAGATAATTTTTGGTTATTGAATACAGTTTCTCTTTCTTTTACTACTTTCTTTGTCACCTTCTTTGCAGGAGGATCTGCTTCTTTCTTTGGAACCTTAATTCCTTCAGGTGCTTTATTTTCTGGAAACTGTCTAATATAGTGACTATCATGCCCGTCATTAAAATTACTAAAGTTTTTATTCTCACTTTCGTACCAGTCCATAAATTCATATCTAATTGAAAGAGTCCATAATACTACATCACTTGCAGAATAATCTAGTGTATCATGTTGTGCATCAACAATATAACAATTAAATAACTCGTATGTTTTTCCTGTAAATATGTCGGCATCTAAATCGTCTCGTAGACCTCCATCTGATGTTTGTTGCATATGAACTTTTATTGTCATTGGCCTGTGAGATAAGTTTTTAGAGCCGTCTGTTGCATCAAATTGTCCTTTTACTACGTCACTAATAAATGCTTCTACTGCATCATTTTGTTGGTCATAAAATGATATAGTAATAGGTTCAAAATTCATTTTAGTTTGGATAACTGATTTATGATTGTACTGGTTAATAACCTGGCTATCTATTGTCCAACGTGGTAACTCAAATGTTTTTAAAGTAAATTGAGAAGATGTATCTTCTCTAGAAGTATCGTTGCCTTTAAATGTATCCTGATTCCCAGGGGGTTCTCTATTAGCATCATCTAATGTAATCTGAGCAACAAATTGATATTTAAGATAGGGGGTTCTGTCAGTTACAAGCGGATCACCTGTTTCAGCTGATAACTCACTTCCTAAATTTCCAATTTGCTTAAAAGCATATGAATTAAAAGGCATGTACTAATCTCCGTTGTCATAGCAAAAGGACCTAACGGTCCTTTTGCATTATTCTTACATAAGCAATAACGTTTCCGTCTCACTTATATTTATCGTTTTAATTAACTACCAGTTTAATTAGATGCTGTTGCGTTGTCAGTTGCGTTACCTGAAACCGCTCCAGTTAGAACTTCCGTTCCAGCAACCGTATGGTTAGCATTATCAAACTTGATCATTACAGTAATTTGTAATGGATCACTTGTAGCATAATTGTTTTCACCGTAGTTAATGTTCTGGATATAGCAACCTGCTAATTCCCAGGCATCAAGTACTTCAGCGCCTTCGCTTCCATCTAAGTTCTCAATAGTTGTAGTGAACTTATACTGTCCGCCTGCTGTCTGTCCAGTCTGTCCTCCGTGATCCATTTGCTTTTGAAGCTGTTGGGCTAACGAATTACCAACAGCGCCTGTGACATCGTCACGGACTGTTAATGTAATTGGATCCCAAGTATGCTTACCAGCCATATAAATCCTGGAGTTATAAACGTCGATTGTTATATCGTCGTGTGTAACGGAAGGACGACTAACACTTACCACCTGACTAGTTAAACTTACTGTATCTCCTTCACCTAATTGTGTGAAAGTTACTCTAAATCTGTAAGATAACTTAGGACTAACAAGTGCGGCATCTGTTGTACCAGGTACATTAAATTTACTTACTGAAACTGCCATTTTCTTATCTCCTTACGTTTATTTATGCATTCGCACCGGCAATCGCGCCAGTGTTAACAACACGGATTGGAATATAGATAAATTCAGCGGCTTTAACCGGCTCAATTGCAATATCAATATACAATTCGTTTCTGTCAATTCTTGCATTAGTGTTATTTGTTTCATCACATACTACTAAGAAATCATAAACAGCTCTCTTAGCAACCATGTCTTCCATAAAAGCATTAAACACTAATAGTACACGATCTCGTGTAATCTTGTCATTTGGTTCAAAAATGAACGGACGAGCAACAACGTCAAATCTTTCACGTAAGAACGCTAATAGACGTGCAACGTTTACACGATCAAGTGCTGATGCAAATGGGTGAAGTGTCTTTTGACCCCAAAGGTAAAGTCCAGTTCCTGGGAAGTTTACTAGTGGGTTAAGATTCTTCTGATAAAGTGCATCACGTTGACCATTGTTTAGTGCAACGTTTTTGAACTCATTTTCTGCAGTTACAACACCAAAGTTACTAACACCGCTTGCCTGTCCTCTGGTTAAACCAGCTGGAGCAAACCACGGATAAGCTACTTCATCATTGAAAGCATAAGCTCTTAGTACTGCATGACTTCCTGGAACAGCAACATCATTTCCTGACAAGTCAGTTGATAAAGCTGATGGATAGTAAAGTCCAATTGACGCATTTCTTGTTGTCAATCCGTCTTCGCCGTTAGTACCAGCATTAGTTCCTAATGCCCATGCATTAATATCTGCTGTACGAGTTCCAAGTTTCATTGGAGTATCAGCAATAATAAATGCTGTTTCCTTACGATCAATGTTTAGTGTTAACATCTCATCAATACACTCAGGATATCCTGGAGTTGCAATTAAGTTAAAGTTAAGTGTTTCTTCTCTTAATTCTTCTCCGCCTGTTAGTACTGCCTGTAGTCTTTTAGCAACAACTCTGCGTTGAGCTTTGTCAAATGCATACATGGATCCTGCTTTAGGACCGGAGTCTCTATTGCCTGATTCACTTTGGAAGAAGCCTTCAGCATCATTCCATTTTTTAACGTTACCTGAACTTACTGCTGTATTGAAAAGAAGCATTCCTTCAGGAAAGAAAGCTGGATCTGGTGCTTCACCGTCCATTGCAGTAGCAACACCGCCTGCTCCTGTTGCATCTTGCGGAGTAGCAGTTAAGTCAGCAAATAGTACACCAGTTGGTGTAGTTTGGTCTGCATTATCGTGTGTTACAAATGCGGCTCCATCATATACTTTAAGTAAAGGATAATTTACAAGATCGTTTGTATCAACCCAAACATCTCCAGTTGTTGGACCTGCTGGTTCAATAGTATCAACTGTAATGTTGCCAGCACCTACTGGCTCCCATCCTGATGTTGCTTTTCTGTAGACGTCTGCTGTGGTTCCTGCATCATACCATAGTGTTCCGTCTGCAATCGCTCCAACCGGTGCAGTTGCTTTAACTTCTTGAGTAATAGCAGAAAAAGATGATCCATCATATCTACGAACTTCAAAGTTTGCTTCACTTGGATCAGCAATCTTAATGTAAAGATCGTTTCCGTCTAATGATGTGCCAAATGCTGTTGCGGCGGCTGTATCATCAACATAAGCAACGAGTTGATCTGGTTGATTTGGTCCAACAATTTGTTGTGCAAATGAGCCAGTTGAACTACTGTACTTTTTAATAACTGGATTAAATCCGCTATTTGGTGAGGTTGTTTTAAACCAAACATCTCCTGATGTAGGTGTTGGAAACTGGTAGTGTGGAGCAATATTAACTGTACCTGCAATATCTGCGGTTGTAAGTTTGTTCCATACTCCTGATTCGTTTTTATAAAATTCTTTTAAGTCTGCTGAAATATCAAGTGCATAATCACCATCTGAACCACCTGTTGGTGTTCCATCAAAAAGTGATACACTCTTTGCAATCCATGCGGTACCATTTCCTTCAAAAATTCCAAAGGAAGTAGAGGCTGTATCAAACCAATAAGTTCCATTTACTGGATCTCCTGTTGGCGCTACATCTAATGGTTCCATTTCTTCAACTGCTAAATCGGCACGAGTAACGATTGCTCTATTTGCTACACCTAGATAATAGTATGCGGCAAGAAGACCATATTCATTTAATTCATGTCCGTGTACTGGAGTACCATCTACGATTGTAAATTCTGGTTCTCCATATAGCTGAACTAATTCTCTCTGACTTGTAATAGTTAGAGGTAATCCGGCATATTTGGATTTTGTATACTCTGCAATAGTTCCATCTGGTGCTAATTTATTAGATCGCGTTACAACGAAAATTGCAGGAACTGTTCCATTACCGGCTGATGCATAAGCGGATTCGTCAATGACGGTAACCGATACACCTGGGGAAACTAAAGTTGCCATAATTTTTTCTCCGAGTTTATTATACAGGGCGTCTGCCCTTCTCAGATGTATTTAGCTATCTAGACCGTAAAACCGGGTATTTATCAAGGTGGATAATTATAGTGATTCGGAGGACAACGTTAAGTTTAGGCGCTTTTGTGCAAGTATGTCAACGTTTTTAATTAATCTATCTAATGTACCATTATTGTCAATAGTAAAATCACACATCCATTGCTCAATACTCATACTATTTGGATTTTCTGAGGGTAAATGATCTGATCTATCTACCCATATTGCATAATCAAAAATTATTTCGTTTTGCATAGCAAAATATTCACGTTTATTTCTTAAACCACAATATATGTCATGCTTTGCAAATAAATTTCTTCCAAGTTTAGCCAAGTCATCTTTGCAATAATTATGAATCATTTCATACCACTCGGGTCTGTGATTATGCCTATCAGCATAACACTCTTCTTCGTCTTTATAGCCATACTTGTCTTTGGTGTCATTAAATATAAAAAGTTCTGAACAGAACTTTGAGCTTGATTGGAAAGTATAGCCGTACTTTGCTAATAATTCGCATACAGTATCTTTACCATGCCTTCCATGTCCGACTACTAGTAACTTGGGTAATTGCATAATGGTAAATCCTAACTATAATAATTTATTATAGCATTACACGACTGTATTGTCAAAAGAATGTTTATCCGAATATAAAACTAATAGGTGTGCCACCGTCTACATAATTAACAAGCTCGGCTTCTAGTTTTTCAACTTCAGCTTGTGATTGAGCAATAAGATCGTTACCATTTAATTGTACTCCGCCTTGCGGTCCAGCTAATGCTCCAAATTTACTACGAGCTTGTCCTAAGGACATTTTTGCTATTGCTAACGAATAATCTTTTAACCAAGGATTAGAATGGGAATCACCTAGTAACATCTCATCTGGTCTGCGATTATAAACATGTAATATACATTCTTCGTCGCTTCTAATTTTTCTATGTAGGTGTATTTGTTTAGTTACCTCATTCCAATGAAAAATTAAATGAGCTCCAAACATTTTACCCATTTGTTCTCTATAACCCATATAAAGTTCAAATGTAGCAAGTCCGCCGCCTCTTCCTGCATTAAGCATATACATATTCAAATAACCTGCTTCAAAGGGTTCAAAGTCAGTTGCACTAGCAGAAATACCACCAGCATTTCTTCTATATACTTGTTTAACTTCCATTACTTCATCTGGTAATATGTAGGTGCTTTCTTGAGGACGAAGTTTTAATACCATAAAACTTTCTTCAACTGCTCTAGTACTTCGTTGTCTGTACTTGGCAAGGGCTTTATCAATTGCCATATCATAATGTTCTTTGTCCAGCTCAACATCAACCATACCTTCACCTAAGGATAGTTCGATATATTTGATAACTTTATTACGTTCTGTGGTAATTGCCATAAATTAGCCTCCATGTTATTTATGGCAATTAAACCAGAATATATAGTTTGCTACTTTATAATTTTTAGCAACAATGTTTCAGGAGAGATTCTTGGACGAAGTTTAACTTCAGTACCTTTAATCTTTCCTAGGAATTTACGCAATTCTGGACGTCCAGCTTTCTTCCATTCTGCAAGTTGCTCTTCTGGTCTACGAAGTGTTTTACTAATACTCTTTTCAGCATCATGTCCAGTAATGCTAGTACTTTTAACTGTTAGATGAGATACTGTTACATCACCGTGTTTTGCGGCAACAAACCTACCAAGTTTTCTTGTTTTAGTATTGTATACCCAAAGCTCAGAACATTGTAATATATCACGTGGGTCAACACTCTTAAATTCAAGATCTCCTATCTTAAACTCTTTGAGATATTTTAACTTCCTAACAATACGTTCTGCTGGAATTGGCTTTCTCTTAGGTTTTGCCCTAGTAGAAATCTTCATAGCTTTATAGGCATTTGCTCCATCAACAATAGATTGCAAAAACTTAATAAAGTTTTTTGCATCACGTTTTCCTAAATGAGCATATGCTTCATTTAACTGTTCGCACTCTCCTTTTAGATATTCCTCAATCTCACCTATTAATGGCTTGTAAAAATCAGCAATTTGCGGAGAAGAGTTTGCCGCTAAATTATTAGACTGAAGAAATTTATATGTATCAAAAGAAGACTTCCCGTTAACGGTATATTCGTCGACTGCTCCTTCAATTTCTCCTAGCACATCACTAAGTTGCTCTTTTAATCTATCTTGAATAGTTTGTTTAGGAACAGTACTTTTCTTCTCAATCGCTTTCTTTTCTTCAACGATTGTTTCGCCAACCTCAATTAATTCTTTTATATTTTTATGTAACCATTCGCTAACAGGAGCTACCTTTCCCATTGTTCCTGCAAGAGACTCCCAATATTCAGCATATGCAGGGTGGGTATCCGGCCATCCTCTTGACAGCAATCTTGCACTAGTACCTAAACTAGGACCAAATTTGCTATCTGGTACTTTGTTCAGTACAGATGCCTTCTTTTTAAAATCTTCATGTTCTTTGCAATATGTAACAACCCAACCCTTATAATCTGAGCTTTTACAATCTAAACGGTAATATTCGGACATCTGCCTGTATTTTTTACAATACTCCTGTCCATCTAAGGATTCAATCCCTTCAAATTTAGGCTCACCTGTGCTAACACGCCTAGCGGCACGGGGTTTTTTACGTTTTGTAACCTTTGGCAAAGCCATTGACATTCTCCTATTTCTGACTAATTACTATTAAGTATATACTCTTCCTACCTTGGTGTCAACCTAAATCTAAGAACGGTAAATACAATATATGCAATTAAGGAGCATTTATGCCAAGAATTCAACTTTGGAACAACGACAAGAATAAGGATTACCATTACCAAGATCGTATTATACGAGAGGCAGTAAATGCTGGTGGTACATCTATTTATGTACACAAATATTTAGGACCTGCTTCGCAAGGAGAAACTGGCGATCCTGCACAACCTAACTTGTCGGCACAAGGAGATGTATCTGAATTAGACATACAAGATTTGTTATTCTTAGAAAATAGAGATCGTGTTTACGATACTACCATTTATGAATTAAGAGGAACTTATAATGTTGCAGATACAGACTTTGATTTAAGTCAGTTTGGTTTATTCCTTAGTGCAGATACCATCTTTATTACATTCCATACAAACGATATGGCTTCAATCTTAGGTAGAAAACTTATGGCTGGTGACGTTATAGAGCTTCCTCATTTAAATGACGATTTATTATTAGATGCTAGTGCAACAAGCATTAATAAATTTTATGTTGTAAGTGATGCATCTAGAGCGGCAGAAGGTTTTGGTCCAACATGGTGGCCTCATTTATGGAGAATTAAAGCATCTCCAATGATGGACGCACAAGAGTATCGTGGAATACTTGGAGACCCAGAAGATGAAGATAGCTTAAAGAATGCATTAAGTACATATCAGAAGGAAGTTGAAATTTCAGAAGCTGTTATTGCTTCTTCAGAAGTACTAGTACCAAATTCTGGATTATGGAACGACGACTCATTCTTTGGTGAGAAAGAAGGTAAAGAGCCAAGCGCCGTTCCAGACAGCGGGCCAGCCAACGATATTAGGGTAGGAGGATTACCAGATAAGAACTTAGTTGCATCTGGTTTAAGTTTTCCTAGTAACCCAGACCAACAAGAGTATTTTATTAGAAGTGACTTTGTTCCCAACAGATTATTCCAGTTTTCAGGTAAAAAATGGATTAGAATATTTGATAGTGTTGAACAAGCAGGATTCGGAGGAGACTTACGACCAAGAACATTAACTAATACATTTATTAATAATGATAATAAAACTAGATCTAGTAATCCTCCAACAGAAAAAGGTATTACAAGTGAAAAACAAAATTTATCAAAGGTATTTAAAAAGCCTAGGACCGACGACTAATGGCTAAAAGGAGAAAAAATAAATGACTTGGTATTTAATAGCTTTAGTAATGTTTACAGGATCTGATGATGCTCATCTTAAAATAAACACGGCTTTAAAATTTCGCAGTTTTGAATCGTGTCAGGAATATTATAATACATATTCTGAAGGCCTACAAGACGGATTACAACGTGGCTTTCCGAATATAACAAATATAAGTATACAATGCGTAGACCAAAAAATGGCTTTAGAAATGCAGAAACATCAATTGGAACGGGATAGTAAATAATGGCTCAAACGTATTTCTATGATCAACAGATAAGAAGATGGCTAGTACAGTTTATGAGAGTATTTGGCGGCTTTTCTGTTAAAATGGGTAAAGATGAAAATGGAGCAGATAACTTTCATCTAGTACCTGTTAGATATGGAGATACTAGTAGAATGGCATCTCATATTATTAAAGAAAATTCAGAGAATAAAATTAATACTGTTCCTTTTATATCTGTTTATATTTCAGAACTACTTCCTAGTCCTGAAAGAAGATTAAACCCAACTCATGTTGACAGAGCCCAAGTATTAGAAAAGAAATTTGATTCTAACAATAATGAGTTCTTAGACGAGCTTGGAGAGTCCTATACACTAGAAAGAATATCTCCTATTCCTTATGATTTAACTCTTAATGTTGATATATGGACTAGTAATACAGAACAAAAGTTACAATTATTAGAACAAATATTATTACTTTTCAATCCAAGTGTTAACTTACAAAGTAGTGATAACCCTTTTGACTGGACAAGTTTAGGAGTTGTTGAACTAATTAATACGACATGGACTGCTAGACAAATTCCAAATGGTCAAGATGATATAATTGATGTATCTAGTTTAATATACCAGTTACCAATATATCTAACACCACCTGCAAAGATTAAGAGACAGGTTCTTATACATAGTATATTACAATCTGCATACGAAGATATTGATAATGTAAGTATTGAAAGTTTAAATATTAACTTTAACGGTAATACTCAAAGACAATGGCTTACTTTTGAAGATAGACATATTAAAGTAAACTCGGATAATGTTGAATTATTAAACTATGATAATACTAATATTGATAGATCACAAGGTACAGATTTACTAAGTTGGACTGACCATTTTAATATACACGGCGGGTTCAAACCAGGTATTACAGAAATTAGACTAAGAATAGGTCCAAACTCTGCATTCGCAGATGATGCAGATGAAGTTATACTAATATGTGATGCTATCGTGCCAACTAATGAAAACTTAATTGCTTTTACATTAAACCAAGATACATTACCAATAGATACAATTACTTCTGTTAATGGTATTATTAATCCTAAAAAATCTCGTCCAGGGGCGGGAAATCTACCAGTTGAGGCAACCGGTCAACGTTATCTACTAGTTGATAATGTTGTTCCTTTTGACGGAGGTCCTTGGGGATTACTAGAAGCCAGCGGTGATGATATTATTGAGTATAATGGAACAGATTGGGTAGTGAGCTTTGATTCAACGGCGGTAAACACTATAGGGTATACCACCAATGCTAACTCAGGTGAGAAACTATATTATGACGGAGAGACTTGGGTAGTAGCAATAGAAGGAATATTCGAACAAGGTTATTGGAGGATAGTTAACTAGGTATTATCATGTTAAGGGCAGTAGGAGCATTAATTATATGTCAAAAGACACAACGGGCTATGATGCAGTTGAGAAGCGAAGAAGAACGTCATAGTATGTGTTGGGGTTTATGGGGAGGTAAACTTAAAGGCAAAGAAGGAGACTTAGAAGGTCTTAAAAGAGAACTAGTAGAAGAGCTTGGTCATCCAGGAGTTCCTAATACTATTGGTATTAGTCACATCTATACATTTACAACAAGAAATAGACACTTTAGACATGTAAGTTATGCTGTATTATGTGAAGACGAGTTTAATCCTATAATAAACAACGAAAGTGCCGGATATTGCTGGGTCAAAATAAACTCTTGGCCATCTCCGTTGCATTATAACACAGGGAAAATGTTTAAGAGCAGAGCATTTAAAGAGACATTAAAGAGTATATTGAGCGATGAGTTTAAAATTAGTTAAAGATATCATTCCAATTGAATTTTATAATGGACCTCATAAGCAGATGCAATTTACATTATGTAATGAAGAAAAATTAAATAATCCTTTGCTAAACAAGTTATATAAAGATAACATATGCTATACAGAACGTTGGTATTTAGAATCTAGAAAAATAATATTTGACGAAAACTGGAATCATCCAATTTTGCAAAGTCTATGTGAAGATCCTAATTTAAAAAGTAAACTTATAAAAAGTACAATTATTGATGGTGTTTTAATGAGAAATGTTGTTAACAATGAGTCTTTACCTGAGTACCATATTAGTGCTGGAATTAACTTAAAAAAATTAATGAGATGGTGTGGCTTTTTCTCTAGTCTTCCCGACTCAACAAAAACTCTTGCTGACCTAGATGACCAATATTAATACTAAGATCAATATCGCACCAAACATCGAATCCTGAGTCAATTGCTTTTGAGCAAAATCCCATATCTTCTCCATGCCAGCTATCTGTTTGTTCGTGCCATGTTAGAGGAAACCACGGAGCATCAATTGACGCATATACATCTGCTTTAACTAACATACAGCCCATTCCAGCATACTTTACTTTTTTTAAACTACCACTCATTTCAACTGGAACAACAGGATTAATTTCTTCAAAGGCAGTTGCATGAAAAGGTTCTACTCTTTTAGAATATGTTGCACAAACTATATCTTTATTTCTCTCTAATAAACTAACAATCGTATCTTCAGGAAATGTCATATCACTATCAAACCACATAATATAATCTGCATTATGCTCATTAATAGCTCGCCTAGCTAAAAATTGTCGTTGACTACTTAATACTGTTCCAAGATCCATAAGTATGTCAACTGGATATCCTTGACTTTCTGTATAACGTATTGCATCAATTAGAAAGAATGCAAATTCAGAATGTAAAAGCCCATTAGTTGGAATACATATAGCAATATGGCTTCCTTTATTAATCATAGGTGCGGCTTTTAAATTCTTACCGAACATTTTATTCTTCGTCGTCGTCCTGTGCTCTTCTGTTTGCTGTACGTTCAGCCACTCTAGTTGTTTTATTAACTACATTAAGATACGTCTGTGTTTTCATAATTGTTTGCTCGTAAATTTCAAGTGGTAGGTTTAGCATATCGTTCATATTAGCTACACTTTGTTTGTTTGATAATGCTTCAACAGCCGCACGTCTTGATAATCTTTCTGACCAATACTCTGGTTCTGCTTCTTCTAATGCGTTATTAAACTCTTCTGGATTAGTTATACCAAGCTCTTCCATTACTTCGTTTAACTTCTCTTGTACAATATTCATTTCTTTAATTACCGCTTCTTTTTCCCATTCCGATTGACATGCTGTTTCATGATGATTAAAAAGCTGAGTAAGATCTTGGCATAAAATTAGTACTAATCTAGGACCTTCTGCTTCATTATAAACAAAATTTTCTCTCTCAAAACTTGTTCTAAATGGTGTGCCAGATTGTATATTATACACCTCATTCATAATTTCTTCTACTGACTTTGTCATGGTGCCTCCTTTTGACTCCTTACTATATATCTAACTTTTTATGTGGTGTTCTAGCCATAAAGAAAGGAGCATTACTGCTCCTTTCAGTGACTCTATATTAGGGTCTGTGTTAAAGCCTAGTTGTCAGAATCATCAGTTGGATTTGGTGCGTAGTAACCGCCAAATGTTGAACTAATTGATACTGCTCCACTAGTAATACCTAAGTAGCCTCCTAAAGTACCTCTTAGTGTGAAGCCTCCAGTTGCATAGTGACTACCAGAAGCAACAAATCCTCTTCTGATACGACCCATTGATTTTGTAGACCCAGTAGCTGGAAAGGCGTTTGCCATATCTTATACTCCTATTAGTTTAAAAATCAATGTAAAGTCTTCTTCACATCAGCTTGTAGTTGTTCAATCATTGCTTGTTGCTCTTTCATTGCTTCAACTAAAACTGTAACCATCTTGTCATATCTAATTGTCTTATAACCTTCTAAAGCAGACTCTGTAACTAACTCAGGAAATTGTGCTTCAACTTCTTGTGCTAGAAGTCCAATTTGATTGTCAGTTCTTTCAACGCCAAGCTCTTTAGCTAAACCGTTGGCTTTATAGTTATAACCACCCATTGCCATAACACCTTTAAGTGCTCCGTCAATTGGTACAATGTCTTCTTTAAGTCTTTCATCTGAGAAGTAAGCTGTTACTTCACCAGTTGCTTTAATTTCACCAGTAACGTTAAACGTTCCTGAATAAGATCCAGACATGGATAAAGTTCCTGTACTAGTAATAGTACCACCAGTTAAACCGTTACTTACTGCAACAGATGTAACACCAGTTGCTGGCATGTTACTCATGTTATTACCATCTAAGTAGTAAGAACCTTGCTGTCCGTCAAGTAAGTCAGCATCTAAACCAGATG